GAACTGCTAACCCAGCAGGTGTGCGCCGTGTAGATTTAAATATACCTGCAGGTGCATTTACAGAACAGAACATTTTAAATCAAGAACTGCGGGTAGGTTCTCGTTATCCTGAATCAAGAACAGGAAACATTGATGCGTCTATTGTTACGGGACAAGGCGTTCAGGCTCTTATGGGAGCATTTGATACTCAAGTCAAATCAGCACAAGCAATCTTTGCTGCATCTCTTCGAGATATTATAACTATATGTTTTCAGGTTGATGAACTTATATTCCCTGAAACAAAAACTATTCGTGGTGTAGATGCTGGCTCTCCTTATGAAGTTGAATACACACCAACAAAAGATATTAAGGGTGACTACTCTTGCGATGTCCGTTACGGAATGCTTGCTGGTCTTAACCCAGCACAGGGACTTATCTTTATGCTACAAGCACTTGGTGGCGGTTTAATTTCTAAAGACATGGCTATGCGTGAACTACCATTTGGAATTAACGTAACGCAAGAACAAGAAAAAATTGAAATTGAAACAATGCGTTCTTCTTTAATTAATTCTATTCAAGCATACACACAAGCCATTCCACAAATGGCAACACAAGGACAAGACCCAAGTTTAATTATTAAACGAATTGCAGATGTAATTAAGGGACGTAGAACTGGGAAAAATATAGAAGACATTATTGAAGATGTCTTTGCCCCACAGAATCCTCCACCTGGTGCTACTCAATCGGTTGAGCAACCTGTCCCCGTTGCTCCTGAAGCGCCAGTTGGAGGCGCTCCTTCAGAGCAACAAGCAAGACCAGATATACAAACATTATTATCGCAACTTACTTCTGGTGGTAGAGCAACTGGAAGCGCTGGAATAAAACAACAAAGAGCAGTTTAAAATGGCTGCTAGAAAAAAAGTAGTTAGAACTGTTAAAGATGAAAACTATACTGCTTTAGAAATTTATGCAATTGCAATAAATGAATATTATAAAGCCTTACGCAAGGCTGGATTTTCTGTTGAATTATCTTTAGGGATTTTAGAAATTCGTTCTGCATATCCCGATTGGTTACTTCCTGAAATACCTAATGTAATTGACCCTTTTGAATATGATGATGAGGATGAGGACTAATGGAACAAGGCGGATACCGCAAGCCTGAAAATCCTGCACCAGTAAGTGGACCAGGAGCATTATCACAACGCACTGATGGTGGACCATCTCAACCTGCTACATATATTTCTGGGCTTCCTTATGGTGAGGGTCAAGCAACATATGACCAACAAACCGCAGCACCTATGTCTAGTGCTCAAGAACCAATGGCTGAGATAACTCCTTTGATGGCTCCAACTTCTAGACCAAATGAACCGATTACATCTGGTGTTAACACTGGTGCTGGTCCTGGTTCAGAAGTAATGATGGACCGACCTGGAGAAACAGGAAGCCTTACAGATACTTTAAGACAACTTATTAGATTTGACCCAACAGGAGAAACAGAATTAATTTATAGAGCATTAGTTGACGAAGGTTACTAATGGCTAATACAATAAATTTTGTTCTAGCAAAAACAAATCCTAATCTTTACGCAGCAGCAAAGCAAAGCAATATTAACGATGCTCAAAAACTGCAATTAGAAGAGTTTGGTTTTACTGTTCAAAAAAATAAAGAGTTAATGAGGTTGCCTACTGAAGAGGCAAAAAAAGTATTCTTTGATTTAGAACCAGCAGCACAAGAAAAAATTAAATTTTTATATCCTAATGCTGCTTACGCAGAAGAAGATGACACTACAAAAGAAAAAGCGGTTGGTGCTGTTGTAGGTGTTGCTAAAGGTTTAGCCTCTCCTTTAATTGGTTTGTTTAAAGCAGCAGGTCAATGGACCAGGGCTATTAATACTCCATACTTAGTCGCACGTCAGGCTGCACAAGGCGAAGGTATGTGGAACAAGCAAACCTGGACTGATGCTTGGGATGGACGTAGAGTTTATGACAATGGTGCATTAAATCAAGCAATTGAATACTTTGGCGAAGAGCGCGTAGAAATTGCTAAAGGTTTAATTGCTGGATTAAAGCCAGGTGAAATTGTTGCTAAAGGCGGAGAACTAAATGCCAAGAAACTTAAAGCATTAGAAGAATTATACAACGACCCTAAATTATTTAAACAAGTAAAAGATGCTGTAAGTTATTCTCAAGTATCACCTGGTCGTGACATATTTAGAATGTTTGACACCAAGCCAACCAAGACACAAGTTTTAGGTGGAGAAGAAGAATTTATTGACAAGGGGACAAAGTTTTTTTCTGGTGCTATTGATTTTACATATCAACTTGTGGTAGACCCATTAACTTACCTAACATTTGGAACAAGCAAAATATTTGGTGGAGTTAAACAAGGCGAAAAGATTGCAAAACAAATTCAAGAATTTGGTGCTGCTGGAGTTAAAGATGTTTTTGTAAAATATCCTGGAGTTGCAACTTTATGGGATGATGCTGGCAAACGCATACAAAATATAAAAGAATTACCAGCAGGTTCTGCGGAACGCTCTACTGCTATTAGAGAATTTAAAAAAGACTTTCCAACATTTAACGAAGATGCTGGAATTGAAATGTTAATTAAAAATAATATTGTTGATGCTAAATCTGCTGTTGATTATTTTAGCCAAGTAGAAAATGTTAATCTTTTACTAGGCGGTCGTGTTAATGGAATTCAATATTTCCGTAGCGGTGTAGCCGTAGCACGCGACCAACGCCGTTTAGGAATGGGATTAGGTAGATGGATTGATGGTTTTCTTAATCCAGGAACATCTGATGTTGCTAAACTTAATGAAAAAGGTCAAGATGCTATTGATATTCTAAGCAAACTTGGCAAAGATGGTGAATTAATTGCAGATGATATTTCTGATATTAAAAAATTCTACAAAGAAATGTCAATTAAAGAAAAAATTGCTCAAAGATTTACACGCACACCTCAAGGTGCAGTAATCTTACTGGGAGAAAACGCAATAAAAACTGCTGATAATTTTAGAGCAGTTGCTCGTCAAGTTCTTCCACGTGATTTGGCTGATTTTGTAACTCAAAGGTTTGTTACTGCAGAAGCAAATGACCAAGTTGTTATAATGCGTAATATGTATTACGCAATTGCACAACGTTTTGGTCTTGATGGACATTCAGATGGTCAAAAACTTATTAAGACTATGCTTGAAGAAAAATTTGGTAGTGCTGAAGGTCTTTCAATTGTAAACCAATTAAAAGTTAACTCTAAGTTTGCTGACGAAGTTGGAAAAGTTGGATTAAAAGTTAGTGACGAAGGACTTCTTTACGAATCATCTGGCATTATACATCCTTTCCAAGAGGCTGGCGCTATAGGTTCTTTAGATTATATTGAAATAGCCCAAATGGCTGGTCAAATTAAAAGTAAAAAGAATCTTATTTCTGCTGCTGGTGGTGCAACTCAACATAGATTAGCAGATGAATTGGTTAATGCATGGTCTGTTCTTACTTTGTTTCCACGTTTGGGTATACGAAGCATGATTGATGAATCATTTATGTTTATTTTAACTGCACCTGCAAAAGAAGTATTTGAATTTGCTACCCGTAAGGGACATAGACTAGGCAAAATGGCTACAGCATATACAAGTAGCCAAAAAGCCGAACCTTTGCGTGAAGGATTAAAAAAGTATATTGGTTCAAAAAGAATTTCAGAAACATTTACTGCAAAGCAATGGGCTGAAAAGCGTTCTGCTCTTGCGGCTAAAGGTGAATTTGTCAGCGATGAACTTGTTAGCCAATTAGATGTTGCATATGGCATGGCACAAGATGCTGTAATGCCATTTACAAATAGAACATTATTTCCAAACATTGCAGGAGATGAAGCAGCATTTATGGTTGAAGGTTTAGCACATAGTGCTACCCTACTTAATGCATCAACACGTTCTATTGCTGGTTCTGCTAGCATTACTGGTAAATTAAATAAAGAATTATTAGAAGAAATTATTGAACCCAATAATTATGATTTAATGTTAAAAGAAATTGATGCAGTAACTGGTGGAAGTGGTGTTGTTACTACAGAAGAACTTGCTAGGTCAAAAGCCTATGGCGGTAAAGGAATTGCTGCTGTTCATTTTGGTGGTTTTATTAGACGCTTCTATGGTAATACTAAAAGTCTTTCAGGTAAAAATGGAAAGTTGCTATTTGACCCACCTGCAGTTTTCTTTGCAAACAATGGGCTAGAAACAGCCGCTGATTTTCGCAGAGCAAAAGACCAACTGTTATTATCTATTGGTATTAGACGCAATACAGAACTAGTTGAACAAATTGGTGAAGATGGCGTTAAGTTAATGTCGCCTAAATATAGTTTTGTTATTGAAGATGAAGGCGCTGTTAGAGAATTTCTTCAAATGTCATCACGAAGCAGTGAGTTAAATCAAGCAAAAGTATTGCCAGTTGATATTGCAGTAGACCAAGTTGACCGTATCTTGCTTGATTCTTACATTGCCTTTCATGGAACAGCAGAAGGATTTAACGCTACATTATTAAAAGTAGTCCGTGATAGTTATGATGACTTAACTAAATTAGAAAAAAAAGCACAGCAAATTATTCCTGACAAATGGCATAAGGCTGTTAAGTCAGTTGATTGGGATACCTTCCAAGATGCTACAGTTGGCTTCCAACCTAAAGGTCAAATGTGGACTGACCTACAGATACCAGGATTAACTGAAAACTTTGAAAACGTATTAAAGACATACGGCAACAGAGCATTTGAACTAATGGACCGTCAAGTAACTGCTGGCTTCCGCCAGCCAGTAGTGATGCTTGCTTATGTTCGTATTAGAAAGAACCTGCAAAAGATACAAGCAGATGAAACTAAGGCAACAATTGCTAGAGCAATTGACGACTTAGGACCAGGAGCAAGTAAGGGACAGATTCTTTCCGTAACAGAAAATGTAACCGAAATGGTTACCCGCAAGTATGTTCAGATTGCTGTTGAACAAGCAGCAGATGGTGTTTTAAAGTTTGCTGATAACCCTAACGTGCGTTCAAACTTTGCTTTAGCGCAACGTAACACTAGCCGTTTCTTCCGTGCTACCGAAGATTTTTATCGCCGTGTGTATCGCTTACGCGATGTTCCGTTAAGAGTTTTTTACAGAACTAGACTAATGCACTTAGGTCTAGATGCTAATGGGCAAATCCATAACGATGCTAATGGTGACCCTT